TGCTTGGCGGCAGACTTGCGGAGTATAAGTATTACGATATGCACCAAGTCATCCGCTCCGCGCTGAACTTTGTAGGAAACCTATGATCCTGAATTTGGGCTCCGGCAAGGACTGGATGCGGGACGCGATCAACGCCGACATCAACCCCACCAAAAACCCGGACTGGGTGCTGGACATTACAAAGGTTCCTTGGGGCGAGCGTATTTTTACCCGACACGGCGAGCACTTGGTCGAGCCAGGAATGTTCGAGGTCATCATTGCCAACGATGTCTTGGAACACATCCCGGACCTTGTAACCGCAATGACCAACTGCAAGGAACTCTTACACGAAGATGGCGAGTTCCACATTCACGTTCCCTACGATTTAAGTTACGGGGCTTGGCAAGACCCCACCCATGTCAGGGCGTTCAACGAGAAGTCATTTTTGTATTACGGAGACTGGCATTGGTATCTCGGCTGGAAAGACAGGTTTTATCTGCAAAGCATGGAGTTCGAGTTATCCGACATCGGGGTCAAAATGGCCCAGGAAGAAGGATTGGATATCAACCAGCTTTCGGTAGTCCCGAGGGCAATAGACGCAATGAGAATCATTCTCACTAAAAAGCCATGAATGACTACGGAGAAATGTTCTACGGCACTCTGCCACCGGATACGCAGGACTTCCGGCAAGTGCTATCTGGCATTGGCAAGATGTTGCGAGATCGTGCCTTGGCCGCTGGAGAAAGAATAGGACAATCCGGGCAAGAGGCTATTGCTCTGCAAAATCAAATTTTTGGCGACCCTAACCGTCCTTTGCGGGTTACAGACGAGCGAGCATTAGCAAGGCTTACAGACATGATTATGGGCGGCCCGCTAGGATTTGCTCCTGCTGGGATTACTGCTTACCACGGCTCTCCATACCTGTTCCGGCAATTTGACCCAGCCAAAATTGGTGCTGGCGAAGGCGCGCAGGCTTACGGTGTGGGTGCTGGTTATACAGCAGAAGCTAGACCTGTGGCGGAAGGGTATAAAAAAACCCTATCAAAAGACACTTTTTTGTCTCCTAACCAATCTGTAATCACAAGAAATACGTTGCGAGATTTAGGTTTTGATAATAGTTCTATAAATGTCGTGTTAAATGCTATAAAAGAATCAAACGGAGATTTTTCTAAAGCCGCAGAACTGGTTGGAAGCGCAAGACCTAGTGCAGCAAAATTTTTGCGTAGTTTGTCAGGAGCAAAACAAAACGAAGGTTATCTTTACAAAGGTGACATCCCAGACGAAATCCTGCCTAAATTCTTAGATTGGGACAAACCACTTTTTGAACAATCTAAAGAAGTAAAAGAGGCACTAGCAAAACTTCCGCATAGGAGTTCAGGTCTGTTTAATCCAGAAGCTAGATGGACTTTCAAAGATACTATTGAAAGTCTTGAAGCCGCCCCGCATTTGAGAACAGATTCAGAAATGAACCCTACTGGTCAAGAAATTTACAATATGCTTGGTAGTTCTATGATGACTGGAAATAGAGCATCAGGACAATTAGAAGCAACACAAAAATTAAACGATCTGGGTATTCGTGGAATCAAGTACGCAGATGAAGCAAGTCGTGGAAAATATAGGGCGCAAACCACTTACAAGGGAGAGCCTTATAGTGATGTTTTGACTTTTTACGACAAAAAACAATTAGATGATTTTATAAAAGAAAAAAAAGCTGAAGGATTTGGTGTAAAAACATTTCCACGGACTTCTAACTTCATCCCGTTTCGACCAGAAGATTACAAAGTACAAGAAATCAACGACATTCCAATAGAAGATTGGATTTCTAAAGGATTGCTTGGCCCTTAAACTGTCGTATAATTGCAACAACTTATCCCGAACAACCGGAAGGATTCGGACATGGAAGAACCTAAACTAGGCGAAATTACGCAGAACCGAGGCAACGCTGGCAAGGGAAGGCCCGCAGGAGTGCCTAATAAGTCCACAGCGGTTGTTAGAGAGGCTATCGCTAAGATGGCTGAGGACAACGCAGAGAAGTTCGCAGAATGGCTAGAAAAGGTCGCACAAGACAGTCCTGAAAAGGCGTGCGATATTTACTTGAAGGCCATTGAGTACCACATTCCCAAGCTGGCTCGGACAGAAGTCACGGGCGCAGAGAACGGACCGCTCACCATTAAGGTGGTGACGGGGATATGACCGAGGTAGTAGTAGAGACCGGATACAAGCCAAGAACCCAGCAACGCGAGATCCACGATGCTGTGGAGAACCACCGCTTTGTGGTCGTAGTGGCACACCGCAGGATGGGCAAGACGGTCGCAGCTCTAAACCAGCTCATCCACTCTGCCCTGCAATGCGATAAGCCAGACCCAAGGTTCGCGTATATCAGTCCGACTTACGGACAAAGCAAAAGAGTCGCGTGGGACTACTTGGTAAACTTTACTCGGCCACTAAATGCAACCGCAAACATCTCGGAGCTAAAGGTTGACTTCTACGGACGACGGATACAACTTTACGGCTCGGACAATCCTGACAGTCTTAGGGGCCAGTATTTTGACGGTGTTATTCTTGACGAGATCGGTGATCAAAACCCAAAGATATGGAACGAGATTGTCCGTCCTGCTCTCGCGGATCGCATGGGTTGGGCGCTATTTCTAGGAACGCCAAAGGGTGCAAACCACTTCAAAGACTTCCGAGACCGCGCTGAAAAAGAGCCAGGCTGGCGACTCTTGGAGTTCAAGGCTTCGCAGACGAGCATACTTCCGGAAGCTGAACTGCTCGCTGCCAAGAAAGAGATGGGCGACGACAAGTACGCCCAAGAGTTTGAATGTTCATTCGCGGCTGCGGTTGAAGGTTCATATTACGCCGCTTTACTTAACGCACTCCCGCCTGAGAGATTTAAGGAGTTTGCGCGGGACGATCTCTGTAAGACATATACGAGCTGGGACTTGGGTGTTGGTGATTCCACGGCCATCTTCGTCTGCCAGGTCGCGGGGCAAGAGCGTCGCCTACTTGATTTCGTGGAAAACCACGGAGTCGGCCTCGACTGGTATGTAAACTGGATCAAGAAAAACGACTACACCAAGGCAGAACATATCCTGCCGCATGACGTAGAGGTCAGAGAACTGGGAACTGGCAAGAGCCGTAAGGAAGCATTACAAGACCTAGGACTGAGCATTACCGTTTGCCCGCGAATCGGTGTAGACGATGGGATACAAGCCGTCCGCAGGATGATTCCGAACTGCTGGTTCCACCCAAATGTAAAGCAGGGACTAGACGCGCTGCGTAACTATCGCCGGGAATACGACGAGAAGCGTAGCGTGTTCTACGATAAACCGCTCCATGACTGGAGCTCACACGCTGCCGACGCATTTAGATACTTGGCTGTTGGCATGAACCAAACCTCAAACTGGGGCAAGCCAATCACACCGAACGTGAAATGGATCGTATAAGATGAATGAAGAAACCCTAAAAGGCATACTCGAAGATGAGATAGACAACGCGATTGGCTATCTGGAAACCGAGACCACAGAATCCCGCCGCAAAGCTATCCAGTATTACAACGGCGAGGAGTACGGCAACGAAGTCGAGGGTCGGTCGCGTATCGTCACCCGCGAGGTGGCCGAGGCTGTGGACGGTGCGATGCCTGCGCTTATGCGTGTCTTTACCGCTTCCGAAGAGACTGTTGTTTTTGAACCACACGGACCGGAAGATGTAGACGCCGCTGAGCAAGCCACCAAGATGTGTAACTGGGTGTTCATGCGGGATAACCCTGGCATCTCGATCCTGCACACGATGATTAAGGACGCCTTGCTCTCCAAGACAGGAACCGTCAAGGTCTACTGGAAAGACGAGACCGAGGTCAACACCGAGAAGTACGAGAACCTCTCTGCCGAAGAGTTGGCCCTCCTGCTTGCAGATGAGCAGTACGAAGTCGTCAGCCAAGACCAGCGTCAGATTGGGGAAATCCCTGCCCTGCCGACGCCGGAAGAGATCGCGCTGGCCCAGCAGACCGGACAGCCCCCGATGCCCCGCATGGAGCCGGTGTTTGCCTACGATGTAAAGATCAAGAAAATGGACAAGAAGGGCCGGGTGGTCATCGAGAACATCCCGCCCGAAGAGTTCATCGTCAGCAAGAAAACCATTCAACTCAAGGATTCCCCGTTCTGCGCCCACCGCCGCTTAGTGACCCGCTCGGAACTCG